ATAGGAAGTTCATCCCTAGGATTTGTTGCGAATTGTATAAAGTCATCAGCCATCGCAGGGTCTTCAAACCCGTACTTAGTGGTAAGGTCTTGTTTCAAGTTATTAAGAGCCATCTGTTTTTGTAATCCTGAAAACTGCTCTTGAACAGCATTGTTTACAAGATTCTTTTCTTGGCTTACCCTCATCTCATATGAAGGTGAACCGGGTTTGTAGTAAGCTTCCCATGGGTCAAAAGCATCTTCACTAAGTTGCTCTTGTTTAGGTTGCTCTTCTACTGTTTTGCTTCCACTTAAAGTGTTTCTCATAGCTTCAACAACATCTGGTCTTTGTTCTAAAACTTGACCTAACTGTTGATACTTGCGAAGTTCCTCGACTTCATTATTAAGCTTTTCATACTCTGCTGTTTTCTTGTCATACATTGACTGAAACTTCTTAGCATCATCAATAGGCTGTTCATATTCCTGCTCTGCAGGTTGACCTCCTACTTGTTCCGGCTCAACAACTTGTTCTAAAACTTGACCTTCCACACCTTCTATTGTGTTAGCGTCTCCGTTCATAGCGTCTTCCATTTTATTCCTCGATTTCTTTTATTATTAGCATCACCTTTTGCAGATGTCCATAAAAGCAGAACCGTGGAAATGTCCCCACTACTTCTGTTTTCAATTTCTTACAGCTCCTTCTTCTGTATCAACTATTCTTTTTAGATTATCAACCTGTACTTTAGTTTTAAACTTAGTATCATTTTGAATCTCATTAAGCCTGCTTTTGAACTTCTCAGTTTCTGTCCTCTTCCTTGAGCTTACTGCTTCACGCTCTGCGGTTTGAAGGTCTCCACTAAGTTTCTTAACTTGAGCTTCTAATTGTTGTACATAAGATTGCAACTGAGACATTTGTCCCTTTCGCTGTAAGACACCTTGTTTGTCAAAGATTTCAGTTTTCTTTAAAACCTCGACATCGTCTACCAGATTCATTCTAAACGCCTCAAGGTACATATTGTATTCTGCTACCCTGTTTGATGGCAAAGTTGAACCGGATATGATTCTCACATCATAATGCCCTATCGTGATGTCATTTTGTATGGCATTAATTTCCTGACTTCTATCATCATACATATTAACTGTAAACTCAGTAATATCATTATTTGGTTGTATGATTCTAAACGTCTTGGCGTAAGTATAATGACCCTTAGCTAAGTTGTAAACATTACGACCTAACCTAGTCAAACTTCCTTCTATATCCCTAAGCTTAGATTTACCACGAGTCTCACCCATTTCGGCAAGCATAGCAGTTCCTCTTACTGTCTCAGGAGCTCCCTCTCTAAATCCCTGCATTAATTCAGGTATACCCATACTCAAATCTATATAATGTTCTATTCTACTTATTAAGTTATAGAACTCATTTGAGAGTGATTGTGGGGCAGGAAAGTGCGGTGCACCGAATTCAGGATTATAAGGTATTACTGCGTTGGGTTTTGCCCAGTCCTGTTCTAACTGCCCCAAATCATCCACGCTTCCTTCTGGGACAAGTAACTTAAGTCCTGCAGAAGCTTGAGCGTGCGAGAGGGTGAGAGAAAAAAGCTTATTCAAAAGTCTTTGTGAATCTTTAACTTTAGATATATCAGACTTTGGATATGGTGTACCAGTCCATATATTAGGAACTGGAACAATTGGATATATATCTGTATTTAATATTTGTTCATACAGTAAAATGTCACCAGCGGTTGCTGTGACTTTAATTCTTGTTTGCACTACTTCTACTATTTCTATTACACCTGCTTTCATTAGTAGTTGTGCTTGTTCATTTTGTAAAAATTTTTCATACTTATCTATATCTAATATAGATTCAGAGCCATCTTGTTTATTGAATATGCGATAAAAAGGTACTTTAACTTTAGTAAATCTTTCTAATATTCTATATTTGCTAACTCTATTGTACTCAGACTCATATGTATTGTCAGGTGTAAAAGACTTTGAGCTATTTCTTTTTCCAGAGGTTGGATAATCTTCTTCGTCATAGTAAGATTCTAAGTCGTCTATAACAGATTCTACTATTGGATACATATTAATAATTTGGTCTTCAGTAAGTATAGTAGATAATATAATACCTGAAGCATCATCAGCATATCTATTTCTAGATGCAGGGTCTATATAGACACGAAATGGGTCTATATATGTAATCTTAACTTCCCCTCTTCCGTAGTCTGCTTCTGGGTCTATATAAGAATAAAAATAACCCATGCCTGCAGTAGCATAATCATGTACAGCTTGTTTAAATTGAGTATCTCCATCAGAGATGTCCCACACATATTCTAGTAAAGTTCTCCAAACATTAGACATTCTACTGTCTGAATCTTCTCTACCAACTGCACTATACTTAGGTGAACGAGAAGTAAGCAAGGACTTAAGCTTTTCGATTGCGGCATATACACGGTCTATAACAAAGTCACCTTGACCTACTGCACGTAGAGCATCTGACTCTTCTTGTGAATAGTGATTGCCTAAAAAGAAATCTATTGCATCACGAGCCTCTACATCCCAATCAGCTCTTGCATCTTTCCATTGTCTCCAAAGCTGTCTATTAACTTCAGAGTGCTTTACCTCATTACTCTCTAACTCTCTTATACTAGAAATAGCTATACCTTTTTTTTAATGTTATAAATTTAACTAAAAAATATAAAAAATGCAAGTACTATTTATACTTTTTGTCCAGTAATCCAAGAAATAGTTCTTTTTACTGTTTCAATCTTACGGGATTTAGTTTTATCATTTTTAAACTCAGACGCTTCAAATCTTTTACTTAAAGGTGGTCTAGACTTATTTATAGCGTACCATAAACCATCAAGTATATCATCGTTTCTTCCTTTTGGAAACTGAAACATTTCATCAACTAATGTTGTATGCTTTCTCTTAATAAACATTTTACGTCTATTAACTAAAGGAGCTAGTAAAGACTCAAGCCTATCTTCTTTTTTAATACCAGTTGGAGGTCTAACACCTAGTGCTACACCCGGAGCTACCTTTCTATCTGTTCCTGTCATCTTATTAACAGCGTCTTTAATAATACCTTGAGCTCCTACATGCTCAACATTAACTCTTTTAACAGGAGAGTATTCTTTTGCATAATTAAATATTTCATCTGGCATATCATATAAAGGTATATGTTCTCTCATGTAGTCTATAACATATATATTCCTATCACTATCTATACCTACTACCATAATTATTTGGTAATCACTAGATGCAGTAGACTCATATGCTAAATCAACGCCAAGATAAACATTAATGGGTATAGCTTCTTTATTATTAACCAAGTAAGCATAACCGTTTTTACTTTCAAATTCATGGTCATAATACTCCAACCTATCTGTTTTAAACTTAGCGTTTTCTAAATCTCTAGCTTCGTTTAAATATTCTTGTGCAAACTTATGAGATAAGCCTACATCCTCAAATCTTCTACGTATATCATTTAGTTTTTCTCTAGAAAAGTACGACCCCCATAAAACGTTACCATCACTATCAATAGCTTTATAATACATAACATCCCAAGCATACTTTCTTTTATCTCTAACAGCTTCTTGGTATCCATCATAAATACTTTGTAGAAAGGAATCATAATGAACAATAGTACCAATTAACCATACAGAACCTTCATTACCTGCTGAGTTCTCTAATGCTGGCTCAACTGTAGACATAACCCACTCTTTAATTTCTCTTCTTCTATCCGGAGTTTTTGTATTTAACTCAGATTCAAAGTCATCAAGTACAATTTTAGTATACCTAAGACCTAGTTGAGAACGACCACGTAATCTTTGAGATGTACCTTTAGCTATAATTCTATCTCCTTTGCTAGTAGTAAACTCTTTCTCTGTCCATTTGTTTCCCCTAATGTCCCCAAAGTAATAATTTAAAGCAGGGTTTATTTCTATATGATTTTGTATATATTTTATATGGTCTATAGCCTGTGATTGTTCTTCTGCTACCCAAGCTATAAATTCTTTTTTGCCCTCTGGATTAAAATAAAGATGATATAATAAAGCTGTTTTAGCTAGTGTAGACTTACTATGACCTCTAGGTAATATAATACAGTTTCTTTTTTTATTAGGGTCTAATAGTAAATCACTTAATTCATAGTGGTATGGGGCAGGAGTAGACTTCATATAGTCTTCAGGTAGGAATAATTGACCAAAAGAGACTACATCTTTTTTAGCCAACTCTAATACTCGTTCCTTATCAGAAACGTTGTTTTTATTTATGTTGAACGTATCAGCTTTTGACATTTATCTGAAAACCAATCTTTACTAGGAACTTTCTGAAAGACTCCTGTGTTTTGCAACATTAAAGTTCCTATGGTATACATCCAAGCTTCTATTTCTTCATCGTCTTTTTTAGCTTTAACCTTTCTTCTTTCATATAATCCCATTCCAACACTTTCATAAACATCATAACCTGCTATATCTTGTTCATCTACATCTAATATTTCTACTACTAAACCAGTAGCATCTTCATTAGGCATAGCGGCAGGATAGTTTCTATGACCGGGAAAGTATAAATCATAACCATCTACTATCCAAGTATCTTTTTTCCCATCACGTAATGTGCCATATACAGCTAACTTATCTATCTTCATCAAATCTGTTTTTATAACTCCAAAAATCTTTTACGTCTTCTATATACCCAGTATCAAACTTTTCACTATATACTTGATACTCATAGAACAGTTCATATATCTCATTTGCTATATACTCTCTTGACATACTATCTTTTAAGTCGTTATCATTTTCACCAGCTTGTTCTAATACCTGTATGCATACTTCATATAGGTTCATTTTTCTTCCGTCCTTTCAGCTTTCGCTATTTGTTTTACGTTATTATTACCTATTGCATCTAATTGCTCCGGGGAAAAACCTTGGAACACAGTTACAGATTCTGATTTCTTTTCTGTATCTCTCATTCCTGCTATAGCAACAAGTTCTTTAAGTAGGGAAACTTTATCACTATCTCTAGAAGCATCAGACTCAATAATATCTTTCATCTTTTCTAGTATATAAAGAGGCGTTATATCAGCCTCACTCATAACCTTTGCTATTTCTTCTTTAATCAAACCTTGTACCCTTTTTGTATTCATTAAAATTTTAGCTTCTCTTTCTGCATAAATCCTATTATTTGTAGGGTAAGCAGATATAAAAGCGTCTGTTATGTTTTCACCTTTTGCAACATACTTAGCAAATAAAAACTCTTTAGATGTAGGCTTTACCCTATCTCTATTAATATCATACTTTGTTTTATCTTTACCAAATGTATATATATTACGTTTTATATCACCTTTCATCTCGTTAGATGGTTTACAAATGTAAGAACCTATAACAGTTCTAACGTAGTAATTGTAAATTTTATCAGTACCTGACGCTTTTAGTCCTCCTCTTTTTAATATCATACATACTTGACCATCGTCAGTAAGAACCCAGTCACCCTCTAAACCATTTCGCCAATTGGTTACTAAAGCCCT